CGCTAAGGGATTTAACATCGTTAGCATCCAAGACAGGTTTTGTATATGCTACTGTGACAACCTGTCCGCTTGTAGGTGCGGAAGTCAGAGTCAACAATATTGTATTGAGCTGATTTACTCCGCGAGCGGAAGCCGTGACAACATCGGCGGATCCTGCTACTGTAACCGCAAAACCATCTTTTACAACTGTTGCTGCTACTGTGTCGCTGAATGTCAGAAGCACCTTGCTGTTATCAACTACTGGTGTACCCACTAAACCAAACGGAATGCCGTCAAGTGGTTTTGGATAATGGATTTCATAAGGTAGAACTGTCGGAGTGCTAGGATCCACATGAGCAGTAAGCACTAAAGGCAACACATTGTCCTTATCGTCATCTGTTTTCAGTTTCAATCCGCCATCGTTCAATACGTTTTTGAGGATTATGACTACGGGCTTGAGTGATCCGCTTAACTGACCTACCAAAGCTATGTTTGTAATATAGTCTGTGTCCAGAATAGCGGTTCTCCCCGTTATGATGTCATAATCTGAATTTGTAGTAGTTACGTCTGCCATTAATGCCATTCTCAAAATGTCGGAAGTGCATTCAAGCAAGTTGACTTTCAAGCTGACCGCTGCTGAGACAAACCTCTTTAATCCCATTATGTCGTCTGATTTTATCCCATCTATTTTCACGTTTCTTGTTTTAACTACTATATCTAGCTCATTACCACCAGAGGTTGCTGAAATTAAAGCCTCAGTAACAAGGCCATAATCTTTGTATATCGCGCCAGCGTCGATGATCAGATGATCAGGGGTAGCGCTTGAATATCCTACTGTGTTAGTGCTATTCATATAATTATTCCTCCTTATTTATAGTAAACTTTCACCGAATATCGTAACTGGCGCCTTTGTACTCCTATGATAGGGTCAGGCAGTTCCAGCCGGTAAGGTGTATTTCTGTTTATGCTGACTTGCATTTTTGTATCGTTATAATGTAGCCGGTTTAATGCTTTATGAATTAAATCCGTCATATTTTCAATATCCGTTATATTGGTGTCCTTGTTGTTCCAGATATCAATCTCCATGAGGTTGTTGTCGCTGAAACTGTTGTTTATGATGCTGTTTGGGAACTTGACCTCGATGTAGGGATATGTTTTGGTGAGTTCTGTTGGATAGTGATTGGCGTAGCATACGCAAATAGGTTCTATTATTCCGCATATTAATTTATATAGGTCTAACATCCTATGCACCGCCCATCATACTTTTGTATATTTTCTCAGCTACGCTTGTAATCTTTGGAATTGCATTCATAGCACCAGGTTCAAGAAACGGCTGAGCCTTTTGCTTTGAAGTTCCCTTTTCTACATAAATGCCGTATTTAGCCTCCTGCGTAACTCCGATGTAAACGCCCTCATCTTTTGGCATAACATCGGATGCAATGCTCTTTTTAAGGTTGCTGGTCAGTACAGGAGTAACGCTTTGAACTTCACCCACAGCAAGAACTCCGACACCGGCACAAAGTTCGTGCTTTGCCATCTTTAAAGCAAATTTAACCGCTGCGCTATTGCTTTTATACTGCAAGGCCGAACACCTCCATATATCCGTCATCCCAGGGGATAGCCTTAACTTCAAGGCTTATGTTTACATTGTATTTATCGGTGTATTTCAAGATAGCACCTATCTTTATATCACTGTCAAAATGGTCAATGTATATTCTTTTATTAACTTCTATGTCGTACCCGTAATTTTTAAGCAGCAATGCTTTTGAATATGGCTGGATGTCGCAGTCAATGTCTTTTACCTTTGCCAGTGTGCCGGGAATATATATTCCATTTACCTTAGTGCCGGTGCCATGATTCCATACTGCAACGCTGAATCCCTTAAGCATCTTCGTACACCGAGGACATAGTAACATAAGGTGCAGGCAGTAAAGCCTTTACGCTAGCCGGCAGGTCACTTCCGTAAGTTCCACTGCGGGAACCTTGCGAGAACTGAGTAATCCCTTCATTGCCTTTTCTGTTCATGCTTATAATTACATACTCGATGACTGCGTCCGGGTATGTTGTTGCGATGTCAACAGAAACAGCAGGAGCTACTACGGGTTTCATGTTTAAATAATTGCTTATAAGTGTTACGGCTTTTCTGATGTATATGGTTATCAGTGGATCCCTAGTTGTGTCCAAGGTAGCAATGCCCTGTATTGTTTTTATATCGTCTAAAACTGCCATACTTTACCCCCTTTGTCTAAAAAAAGAAGGGTAAGAATGACCTTACCCTTTAATAATTCTAAAGTGATTCCTTAACATTTACGAATAATGAAGGATACTGATTGTCCATGATCCAGAGGTCATGATATTTTCTGTAATCCAGCTTCCAAGCATCTGCGCTCTGGTTTGTGCTAGGATCAAATATTCTCATGTTGTCAGTTTTTGATATTGCTATTGGTGCATTCTGGCCACATATGATCCAGTTTACGTTCTTAGCTGCTGCTACGGAACCTGCTCCACCTGCAAGAAGAGTTTTAGCTGTTGCAACCTGAACTGTTGAAGCTGTGCCAGTTACGCTCTTAGTGATAAGCGCTGCGCCTGCTCCTGAATAAGTCAATGCTGCGGCTGCTGTTGCAGTCATATCAATTGGAACTGCTCCTGTAGTTGTTCCCAAAGTGATTACCAGATTGCCGGAAGCATCTACTACTCCAGTAGCGACTGCTGCATCTGCAACACCCTGAACGATTGTTACGGAATAGCCATTACCAGCTACGCCGAGGCCTGCAGCTTTATAAGTAACGCCGCCTAATACAACGGATGCGTAGTTATTAGCAGCAAATCCACCCTGAGTCTTTCCAGTGGTTGATCCATCCATGAACTCGTAAGCAGTTTTGAGTCTTGCTGAAGGAGCTTCTACTATTGGGATTCCGTCAACTTTAGTTACTTCATAAGTCAGGTCGATTCCTGAAGCCATGCTTCCTACAGTTAACTGTTTTGTGAGCTCAGTTGAGCTTTCGAGTACATTCAGAACTGCTGTGGACATTGTTATAACCAAAGGTTTGTCTGCTCCGATTACGTCCTGGACTGCTGCGATGTCAGCTCTCAATTTTGTGAGTACGTCTGCGACAACTGGAGTATATCCGCCTGATGCTCTGCCTGCTGCTATTGCGAGCGATGCCAATTTGCTGTAGCGGTAAGCGTCGATCTCGGGAATAACCATTGTTCTCTGGAATTCTCCCATTAAGTTTGAAGCGTTTGCTACGAAGTTAGTTTCATTTACGTCCATTGAGTCGAGCATGAAGGTTCTGCCTCTGTCCTGGGACATTGTGAATGTCTCGTAAGCTAAAGTTGCAGCACCTGCCACAAATCCGGCTGATCGGCTATAGTTACCTAGTCCGTCCATAGTCATTTTAGGAACTTTTACAGTGTTTCCGCCGTTGTAAATTAAATTTCCTACATTTGACTCCATCCAGCCACTTGTTGCCTTTGCAACCATTTGTCTATCAAGTTCCTGCTGAAACAGCTGTGCGTATGCTAAGGTATTTGCCATTTATATTACCTACTTTCATTTATAAATTAGTGCTTCTTTACCGAGTAGCCCGAAACTCAAACAAAAAAACACCTTAGAATTTCTAAGATGCTTAGTTGATTTTATAATAGATATGGCGTTTCGTGTCTTACTACTGCGCCGATAACATAGTGGCAACAGTTGTATTCTCCAGCTAGTTTCCTCTGTGAATACTTACCTGTTTGGTATTTTTCCCTTATTGCTGCCACCTGCTCATTGTTTAGTTTCTTTGTCGCTTCACTTAAATGTTTTTTCTGTTCTTCTGTCCGGTGTTTGCCTTTATTGGCTTCACTTATTTTCCTTCTCGCCTCTGGTGAGTTTGATATTCCTTTGTTCCAAGCTGGGAGACCTTTTCCTTGTCCTCTGTTTGCATTGCGTAATTTTTCCCTTGTTTCTAATGAAACTATATGGCCTTTATTGGCTTCACTTACTCTTTTGCAAAATTCTTCGGTGTGCTTTTTACCATAAAAGTAATTTTTTTCACCTTTGTGAGCTTCGCCTATCTTTCTTCTGTGTTCTTCAGAAAAGCGTATGCCAGCATTTGTAACATTACCGCCATGATTTATATTGTAGTAGTCATTGCTTAATACAGCATTGTGATCCTTGATGAAACTTAATTCAAGTTCGTTAAGTTCTTCTTTTGAATATGCAACCACTATTATTTCACTTGTAAAATTTTTTATACCATATTTTTTTATTGCTCTCAAGAGGCGCGTTCCACTGCCTAAATAACTTTTCCAATCTCTGCTATATTTTCTTTGGCCTACATATTTCATGCCATTAATATTATTAGTAGTTATATAAACAAAGCCATACTCTTTAACAATTTCCATCATCCTCACCTCTAATTATATTATATCATATAGTCCAAGGACTTGCAAGGACTAAGCAAACATTATATAATACTATTGAGGTGATAATTATGGCTAATAAAGATTTAAAAACAAGAACTCCTATGTCTAATGCTATTGACACAAAACTACTTGATAGATTAAAGGCACATTCCAAAGAAACAGGGATTCCACTATCGAAATTACTAGATAAAGCAATAGAGTTGTTTCTAAAGTCTACTGAAAAGTAGGCTTTATTTCATCCATTTTCTTACTTCATCTCTGAGCTTATCGGCATCGCTGACATTGCCTTTGTCCGCCGGTGGAGTGTAACTGTTCCCCTTTGCGAACTCTAACTTGATGGCTTCATCGTGTGCGGCCATAGTTGCTATAAGTTTTTCTAGGTTTTTGGTCGTGGTTTCAGCATCCGATCCGACAAAATAATCTATTAAGTCGGTTGGAAGTTTCTTCTCCTGAGCTGTTTTCAGGGCTGAGTTTGTGAGGGTTTCTTTCAATCGTGCCTTTTCAGCATTATTGAATTTGTCCTCTAACTCCTTATACTTTAGGTCCTTTGGATCGGCGTCCGGGTAAAGTTCTTTTACTTTTGCGCTTACTAAATTATCTAAATTATTTGTTTTAAAAGTTTCAATCCCTTTTGACAGGTGCTTATCGCGTTCGGAATCAAACCACGATTTGAGGTTACTATCTTCATTCACTAATGACTTAACCCTGTCTGTTGTGACCGGGTTCAACCCACTAACAAAAGCTTTTACATCTTCGCTATCTTTATTCTGTTCAAAATATGACTGTACTTCTTTTAAATCCATTTATAACTCTCCTTTAGCCCTTCCAACTTCTCAACTGGAAACGCAGCTTAATTTTTATATAATAAAAACACCCTTTCGAGTGCCTTATTTGTTATTCTTCTATTCCTTTATCTTTTGCCCAGGTTGCATAATCAACATAATCGATTAAATCTTTACTTTCATTATCACGCCTTTGAGTTGGCACCCATCCATTATAGGGAATATTTACCAAATCACACCTACAGAAA